AAGTAAGTCAACGACGCAGACCGTGTTCACGATCAATGCCAATGGCACCGTCGCAGGCTGCATGTTGATCAATAACAACGCCAAGGGTGGGACGACCGGACTGCTGTACAGCTGCGGTGCCTTCACTGGTGGCAGCCAGCCTGTGACCGCCGGCGGCGAGCTGCGTGTCACGTATACGGCGCAAGCGTAAGGAGTCGAACATGGCGAATTTCAAAAAAGGTACCTCGGTGCGTAAGGTGGTTCCAGACATCGTTGGTACCGTTCTCGATGCTCGACTGGATGCGAGTCTTGAGATGGAGTACCTGGTGGAGTATGTCGGAGCGGATGGAGAGCGACAGCAGCGCTGGTTTGGCGCTGCGGAGCTGCAGGCTGAAGAATAACGGCGGCCATCGATCCGTATGACGTTTCTTGCGCAAGTGCAAGCTGCCACCGCACGCAGATTGATACATCAATCTGCTCCGGCGGGCCCGATGAATGTTATCCCGTTAATTCTGGATGGCAATCACACCTATAATGCGGCAGCGCCGGTAAACGTTAGTCTCGTTGACGGCACATATCGCTCATCAATTGCGGCTGGCGATTCGGCCCTAACTACTCATTTTAATGCCGACCGTGGTCGGATTGATGGTCTGGTATTCACCGGGCCTTTTGCAGTGCGGTTTTCAAATATCGGGATACTGTACGGGGCAACATATGATGACTATCAGTTCTGCGGTGCCATTGTCAGCAACCTGATTGGTATACCTCCATTTGGCCCGAACTATATGTTTAGTCTGCCTGGTCAGCGAGGGCCAACTGGCCTGACCCTCGAATTTAAGAATACCAACCAAGATATATCGATGCAGGATGACGTTGGGCAGGGAGCAATACCCTCCGGCCGGGCAGACATTCTGGTTGTCCGCGATGTGGCCGGTGTGAGGTTCTATTATCGACAGTCTGGTCAGACTGACGACGACTGGATCTTGTTGCCGCACGCCTCGTTAGCAAACCATCCGGTACCACTGAACGAGTCCGTAATCGTCGGGATTGTAACGTACGGCGCGTACTGGATTGAGGAATTCGGCGGGGGCTGTGATGAGGTGGTAGTGCTTTCGGGGAGCTACGTGTAATGGCTATTGAGCACGTCGTTGTCAATTTCGGCTGGGTAACTGCTGGGGAGCCAGGGAAGACTATAAACAACCTGCTGGGTGGTCGTGTTGCAGGTGTGCAGGACGCCGATTTAGACGGGTACGATACTGGCGCTTCAACAGGTATAGCGTTGATTTTGGGCAGCGACAGGACGGCTGATGGTAGCGGTCGCGTTGCAGGTGCAAATACCCTGGATCAGCAGATAAATGATGACGTCGCGTACCACACGGGCAGCGGCCCAATAACAGATACGTTTATCCTGCCAAGCACAGTTACGTCCTGTACTGTGATTGTGCATTTGTGCACGACGTATTCAGGGCAGGGTGACATCGATGTGTGGGTAAATGGCGCAGCGATATCAAGTTTCGATTCCACCAATAACACCGATGGTGCAGTACTGGTCTTTACCTCGGTCACTCCAAACGCAGAAGACGAGATCAATATAACGCTACTTAATAATGCGGGATCGTATCTTGCGATCAATGGATATCAGATTCTCGATATTGTCGAGGGCGGTGGTCCTGGCAGTGTCGGCAATGGTGCCCTGCTATCCGAGCACAGAAACAGAATGGTGATTTCATAAGCAGCTACAAGGGTGATTTTGCGCTTGGCGCGACGTTAGATCTCAAATTTACAACGGTCAATGCAGCTGGGGCGCCCTTTACCTTGGGTGGTACACCAGCTGTGGCGGCATACCCGGCAAATAGTACCAGTGAGATTGCATCGGGTATCACGTTGACAGTGGATTTCGATGCGCGAACGGGATTGAACCATCTGCGCGTTGTGGCCAGTGCGGGCAACGGCTTTTCTGCGGGCACTGATTATGATCTCGTGATCATCGCCGGCACGGTTGATGGTGTTAGTGTTGTTGGGTACAAGGTAGGATCTTTCTCAATTGAAAACCGCAGCGCGCTACGTCCAACCGTTCCAGGTCGCACACTGGACGTTGCTGCGGGTGGTGAAGCCGGGATCGACCTGGGCAATATCAACTTGCCGATCGGACCGGTTGCTCCTTTTGGCATACTCGCAAGCGGCACGCTGAGTGGCACGCATAGCGCAACACAGGCGGATCTCGGTACTAACGCGCCTGCGTACGATATCGTTGGCATGAGCCTGCTGATAGCAGGTCGCGGTTTCATCCGGCTCGTGGATGTCTACGACACGGTGACAGGCATTGCTCAATTTGAAACTACCACTGCCGCGCTCGCGGATGGTGACTACTGGCTGCTATTTGCGACGCCACAGGTGTCTGCTGCAAACCCGGTCCCGGCGGACGTTGTCAAAATGAATGGTGTCGTAATCATTGGCGGCGGCGTTGATGGCGACAAGTTCCGAGGTAATCCGTAATGTGGGATTCCGGATCATTTGACACGACATCCTTTGATCGGAGTTCTTTTGCGTTCGGAGTAGATGTCGCGGTTATCGCCATTGAATTTGCGACAGCTACGGATGCATCCAACCCATCGGCGCATGGCGTTGCTTCATCCGTTGAATCGCTATCGGTGGAGGCCACTAGCGTCGACGTAATAGTGGCGGCTAGAGTATTGGGCGAAAGTATTGCGCCGGCGGATTTGAGTGCTGGCGTAGCCGACGGTGGCGCTGATGCACTTGCGGCAGTGACCATCGTGGATGATTTGGCGGGGGCAGCCAATAACGTTCGGGCAACTGTTGAACCGGCGGCAGCGGCAGATCACGTGCTGTCTGTGGCAGTGTTGTTAACGATGCAATCGGAGAATATTGGCCCAACCGACAATGCTGCGTCGATGCTGGAGGACACCGCCACAGTGATCGAAATTGTTACGCTCGCAGAGGCGGCAGTGAAATCTGTGTTGGCTCAATCGGGCGTTATTGAAGTGGCCGCTGCAGGTGAAACATCCCAACTCATAGCGGATTTAGATGCAGCGGTTAACGAAGCGATCGCAGCAGCTGATCGTAGTGTAACCGCCAGAACGCTGGCGTGGGCGGTCCCAACTTCAGACCGTATAGCCAAGCTAAAGCCGATCACAACGATAGCCAATGTGGTGAAGCAACGATGGATGTGACACTGGATCAGGATTTTACGGTAGTTATGGTGGCCGGATCGGAATTGGACTACGGCTTCAACTGGTCTGATGTGCTGGCACCTGGCGAAACCATATTGACCAGTGCGTGGGCCATCAATAATGATGCGTTCACCCATGTGGGCGATACGCTTGATGGTAGCCAGGCGCTGATCAGGGTTGGTGGTGGTATCGCCGGCCGGATTGCGTACGCTACCAACACCATTGTCACCACTGCCAACCGTTACGTGAAACGCATTCTCCTGGTCTGCATCGCCGGCTAGATTATTTTTTCCCTGTCAAAATTACCTCCTGCCTTGATTTACACATCATGGGTCCAGCGTACAGAGAATGTGGACCATGAAGAAACGACTATCCATTGCCATTGCCGCCTGCAGCTTCGCGCTGCCGGCCAGCGCAGACGATAAAAACCACATCTGGCTCCAGGTGACCCCCGCTGGCACGTTCACGCCGGCGGATGGCCGCGAGATGAAGGTGCCACATTGGTACATCGATGCGGCCGTGGCCACGCGGGTCATTGAGCGCTTCCGGCAGAAGAAGAACGATCGCGTTGTCGATTACGAGCACCAGACGCTGCACAAGGAAGAGAACGGTCAGCCTGCACCAGCTGCCGGCTGGATTCGTGATCTGCAGTGGCGCGAGGGCGATGGCTTGTTTGCCCTGGTGGAGCTGACCAGTCGGGCCGCGCAGTACATCCAGCAGCGCGAATATCGCTACTTTTCCCCAGTCTTCATGTACCACCCCAAAACCGGTGAAGTGCTCGACGTGCAGATGGGGGCGCTCACCAATTACGCAGGCATCGACGGCATGCAGGCGCTGGAGCTGCGAGCGGCGGCAACCTTTGGCATTGATCTCAACAACGAGGAACCCCTGATGAACGAACTGTTAAAAGCACTGCTTGGTGTGCTGGGTCTGTCGGAAAACGCTACCGAGGCAGAAGCGACAGCGGCCCTGACGGCGCACCTGGCGGCCATGCGTAAGACGCTGGGCCTGGATGACGCGGCAACCGGTGAAGCGATGGTGGCGGCCTGTACCGGCCTGAAGGCAAAGGCCAGCGCCACTGCTGCGCCGGATCCTGCCAAGTACATCGCCATTGAGGCGTTTGATCAGCTGAAGTCGGAAGTGGCTGCACTGTCTGCCCAGCTGAAGGTGCGCGACGACAATGACGTGGAAGCCATGATTGCCGAAGCGCTGGAAGATGGCCGCCTGATCAAGTCGCAGGAAGCCTGGGCGCGGGATCTGGCCAAGACCAACGTCGAGGCGCTGAGCGGTTATCTGAAAACTGCTGAGCCGCTGGCTGCGCTGCGGGGATCGCAAACCAACGGGGGCGAACCCAAGCCGGACGATAAGACCGGCCTGACCGCAGACGAAATGGCCGTTTGCACCAGCATGGGCCTGACCCCCGAACAATTCAAAGCCGCGAAGGAGTAAACCGACATGGCAGCATTGACCAAAGACCGCAATACCGTGCGGAAGGACAATAAGGTGCACAGCGACCCGGTCGCAGCGGCTACCCGGATTTTTGCCGGATCGCTCGTGTGCCTGAATGCATCGGGCTATGCAGTGCCCGGTAGTGTCGCCACCACGCTGAAAGTGCGGGGTGTCGCCCAGGAGCAGGTGGATAACTCCGGCGGTTCGGCTGGTGATCTGAATGTGGAAACCCGTCGTGGCGTTTTTCATTTCGCCAACTCGTCTGCCACCGATGAAATCACCATCGCCGACATCGGCAACAACTGCTACATCGTTGACGACCAGACGGTTGCCCGCACGAGTGGCACCAACACACGCTCCATCGCCGGCAAGATCGACAGCGTCGACAGCCTTGGCGTTTGGGTTGAGATTTAACGTAACGGATAGCGGAGAAAACGCATGATCATTAACCGCAGCAATCTCGGCCTGCTGTTCACCGGCTTCAAAGCATCGTTCCAGAACGCCTTTGCCGGCGTGTCGCCGGATTACCAGCAGTTCGTTCTGGAAGTGCCGTCTACCACCTCGAAAGAAGTCTATGCCTGGCTGGGTAAGACCACTGGCTTCCGTGAATGGTTGGGCGATCGCGTGATTCAGAATCTGGCGACCCACGACTACACCATCACCAATAAATCCTTCGAAAACACCGTTGGCGTGCCTCGCGAAGCGATCGAAGACGACAGCTACGGTGTTTATTCGCCGCTGATGGCGCAGCTGGGCCAGGATGCGGCTCAGCATCCGGCAGAGCTGCTGTACTCGCTGCTGAAGGCGGGTTTCAGTCAGCCGTGCTATGACAACCAGTATTTCTTCGATACCGATCACCCGGTAGTTGATGAGAACGGTGTCGAGCAGTCGGTATCAAACTCTGGTGGTGGCTCTGGTGCACCCTGGTTCCTGCTGGATACCAGTCGCATCATGAAGCCGCTGATCCTCCAGAAGCGCAAGAGCTACAACTTCGTCAACATGGATGGTGAGAAGGACGAAAACGTGTTCATGCGCAAAGAGTATCTCTACGGCGTGGATGCCCGTCTCAACGTTGGCTATGGCTTGTGGCAGCTGGCGTATGGCAGCAAGCAGGCGCTGGATGCGACGAACTTCAACGCCGCATACGCATCAATGATGGCGTTGAAAGGTGACAAGGGTAAGCGGCTGGGTATCAAACCGACCCTGCTGGTCTGTGGTCCTACCCACCGCGCTGCCGCACTGGAAGTGGTCAAATCCGAGCGTGCCGCTAATGGCGCCACCAACATCAACCGCGATGCCGTGGACGTGCTCGTCACGCCCTGGCTGGCCTGATAGGAGCTATCACTCATGGCAAACGATAAATCCAAGGCAGCGGCTGGCTCCGCTGCCGCGAAAGGCTTCTTCATTCGTTCACGCCCCGCCACCGGTTTCCGCCGCTGCGGCTTTGCGTTCACGCC